CTATCTCTACAAGGTCTTTGCCTTCCAAAAATTTAATCAGCTCTATGTGCGAGTCGTAATTTTCGTTGTAGAAGTAGCAGCGGAATCTTATCTTGTGCGCCTTTTGTCCCATGTCCTCAAGCAGGGCGCCGTCGCGATAGGGGAATTCATACTGGGCAATGGACTTTTCAAAAGAGTCTTCTATATTCTCAATCTCAAGCTTCCACTGAGGATAAATATATGCGTAGTATTTGTCTTTTTCTTCAGGCATTAATGTTTAGTCCTTTTGAGTGTTATATCCGTCTTTGTGTTCATGCCCTGATTTTCGACAATCGCTTTATCACCCACAATAGTGATATTCATAGGGATGTTGTTTTTTATCTCAGCTTTTTTGAGCAGCTCCACCTCTTTGGGATGCAGGACATCGTAAAGCTTTTCTCCGAGCCATCCTCCAATTCCGCCCTCATACCACTTGTCAGATTTTTTATTGACTCCAACTATCGCACCGAGAGCTTTGTTGACGCCGGTGCCGACTGCATAACCGACCGCTAAAGCAGCAGCGCTGAGGGCTGCTGTCGTGCCTGCGCCTGCAGCTGCTATTGTTGCGCCTGTCTTCAATGCTGTTAAGCCTTTGCCTGCTCCTAAAAGCCCTGCTGCTCCCCGTGTGGTCAGGAGAGTTTTGATATTACCGAAAAAACCTGCAGCTCCTCCTGCGCCTCCGGGGACTTTTGGAATCGGGAGGGGCAAATTCATTAAATTCATTGGCCAGTTTGTAACAAACACAGGCTGGACGCCTGTGGCTGCCTGAACTGCTTTTCCCTCCGCAATGCCCGCAGCTGTGCCGCCGAAGCCTTTTAAGAGTCCTTTGACTCCGCCCACTCCTTTCAATACTTTCCTGCCGTAAAAAATGCCCGCCGCTCCCAGTCCTAATGTCGCGGCTGAGCCTGCTGCAACAGCGCCCAATGAAACGCCTGATACAGCCTTGCTGAGACCCTCGCCCTTTTGCGATGCTGTGCCTATGGCTGCAACAAACTCATTGACCTTTGCTATAATCTTTGTCAGCGGCGCAAGCGCAGGCTGAAACAAATCTGCGATAGTTGATTTAAAGGTTCCCCTCAGGGATTCCATCTGCTTTTTAAAACTTTGCATCAACACATCTATTTTTTGCTGAACGCCAATTGACTTATCCATAGCTGCTATTAATGCCTCGTAAGAGGTTTCACCCTCCTTTAAGAATGCCATAGCTGTCTGCGAGCCGAGTTCTCCAAATCTCTTATTAAGTTTTTCTATCTTCGCTGCCTCGCCCATTCCCTTAAATTCTTCCCTCAGTTTTTTTATTATGGCTGTCGTCTCTATTAGATTACCCTTTGCATCCTTGAAGGCTTTAATCTTTACGGCGGCTTGAAAAAATTCCCTCATGGCCCTTCCGCCTGTCTCGCCCTGTAGCCCTACCTGCGACATAAGCGCAGACATGGCAGCCATTTCTTTAGTGCTCCTGCCCAGAGTTGCCATCACCCCTGCGGCATACTTGCTGGACATCACGATATCCATTAAATCCGCTGTTGAGGCAGAGGACGCCTTTGAGATAACATCCGCCAGTTCCATGAATTTATCCGCTGTGAGATTAAAGGGAGTGGCTATTCTGATAAGCGCCTTTCCCGTTTCAACAGGGTCCACCCCTTCATAAGTTGCCAGAGCTGCGGAGGCAACGGCAGCGCCGGTTTTGGATGTAATCTGCTCTACGGTTGCGCCTGCCTTAATAAGCTCTTTTTCAAGGGCGACTATCTGTGTCATATCAAACGGCGTCCAGGCCTGTATGGAAAAGGCAGCCGCCTTGACTGCCCTAAGTTCCTGGCTCAGAACCTGCGCGCCCTTGCCTCCACCCATCAGTTCTGTTTTGACTTTAAGCAGCTCTGCCTGCAGATCCCCGGCAAGTGAAATGGCCGGCTTCAACCCCTTGTACATCTCCCTCGTTGCAATCCCTGCCATGGCGGCGTATTTAAAGGACCTGGTCATATTGTCAAACGATCTTTGAACGTCCTTGCTTGTGGAGGATAGAGACCTGAGCCGGGTCTTCAGGCTTTCTATGCCTTTACTTAGCAGATCCACTATGGTAAACTGAATAGCAACGGAGGTGACGCCCATGTTTTATATCCTCGGTGGAATCCTTTTCATTGTTTTTCTTTTGCTCTCAGAGAGAGCAATAAGCAAGTTTGTAAATTTCATCCTTTACGGCTCCTTTTTAAAACCTTATAAGTCTTAGACTTTTCAGGCTCTACTATATCCATATATGCATCTAAATATCCTCCCGCTTCTGCTTCTGTCATGCCTATCGCCTCTCTGTATGTGAATCCGAACTTAAGCAGCGCGAGTATCAGCTTTTTTTGACTCTTCTTTTTCTCCTCGAAAGGTGCGGAGGCGACTCTCCAGCGCCTCTCTTGCTTCGCTGATTGCCCTGAAATCTATCTCAGTAAGCGTCATTAGCAAATCCGGCGTTATTGCCGGTTTTGGGATATCCCCGAGCTTTGCAATCTGTTTTGCAAGAAGACATAAGCCGAAGAAGCTGTCATTGTTCTTTGCTCTGTCTGCATATTTACTTTCCAGCGTTTCGACAGAATCGCTGACGAGCTGCGGCCGCAGCTCAAACTCCCTGTGCGTTTTACCCTCATGCTCCACGCCGATTATCAATTTCCCTTTCTCTGTGATCATGGCTTATTCCTCTATCCTGTCTTCGGCTCCGAACTCTATCTCTTTCTTTGCCTCATCCTTGCCGTATTTTGTTTCGCCGATTTTCAAAGGGTAAAGGCCGGTGTATGTGATCCTCTTCCCGTTCTGCCTGTCAATCGTGAGGCGGCCGTTTTCCACAGAGTTAAAATCGAATTCCTCCGCATCCGAGGGGATAACGTAATTGACCTTAACGCCGTAGCGCGGCGTCACCTTGCAGAAGCCTGTCTTTCCCATCAGCTCAACTTTTTTATGCAGCTCAACTTCCGATTCTGAACACTCTTTAAAATCCGTGATGCTCTGTCCATCAACATCAAGCGTAACCTGTGATACATATTCCATAAATCCTCCTTCTCTCACTTCGTGAGAATTCAATATTCAATATTCAATATTTAAAATTTAAGACTCTTGAATTTTGAATATTAAATTTTAAATCTTTCTTTCTGCTGCTAAAGCAGCAGATCTATCCTTCCCGCAAACACATGCAGGCCGTTAACAACGTCTGCCGGTATCTTTGCATTCAGCCGGTTCACGTCCTGCAAATCGCGCTCGACTATCAGGCCATCCTTATTGGCGGCAACTTCCTCTACTATTTCCAAATCTTCCATCTTCAGCAGCACATCCAAAAGTTCGCTCTTGACTTTGGGCGGAGTCTTAGAAGAAAGTTTCTCCCGCGGAAACCTTAGAGATATTCTTTCCCTGCAGGCCTTTCTCACATAATCAAGTGTGCGGATAGTTGTGATGTCAAGGAGTGAAATATCCTCAATCCCCTGCGCATCCTTGATGTATGTTGAGATTGCCCGGACAATCTGAACCTTTTCACCGGGGCCGATTTCCAATGGCGTTACGCCGTTATAAAGCAGGGTTTCCTGCTCTGTGCGTGAGAGCCTGTCTGCTATGTCGGCAACAGCAATGCCCTTAAGCTCAAGCGTATTCAGCGGCCTTGCAGGATCTTCCTCGTAAGCGAGCAAGCCTGCCATAGCAGCGGCAATCTCATAAGGCATGGATTTTCTCTTTGTAGCAGCGGTATACCTGAGATATGCAGAGAGTATCCGTCCGTGATTTACCTGCCCTGAGAGCGTTGTCGCTGTGGCCAGCGCGCCGTTCATGCCGTAAACTGCGATAGCGCCTCTTTGCTCCATAGGACATGAGACGCTGTCAAGATGATCCCTTAAAGTCACAAGGTCTGCCTGGTTGTTGTAGGGCGTTACGACTATGTGATACTGCTCAGGGAAAACTACTGTGAGCGCATCCTGAAGTGTAGGGCTTGTTGCGCCTGCTGCCATTGCAACTATTGCGACTGTCGCTCCTGCCCCACCTGTGAGCTCATAGCCCAAGCCGATGTCATTTCCGCAGAGTCCCTTGTTTTTTGCCGTGAGGGTTGCAACGCCCAAAGCGCTGGTTGCCGTTATCGGCAGATCGGGCTGCTTGGCTATCTGCGCAACAAGCGCCGCTGCAATCACTGTAGCAGTGTCGGTCGCGGTGATTGCTATCACGACCTTCTGATTGCCGATATAGAGGGTCAATGCCCCTGCGCTGGCTGCCGGGCCTGTGAATGTCACAGCGCCTGTGGCTGCGACTCCTGCGCCTGCA